TTCAATCTGTCACAAGCGTTCTGTGGCCTGGAGGCTGCTGTCGCATTCCTTGACTTCTACAAGGCATACGACCGTCAGGTGACTTGGGAGCAAGTTGTAAATGATGGACAGGTAGAAAAGACAGAAGCATTCGATATCAATGAGCACTCGGCGCTTGTTGAGAAAATCGAACACGCTGGTATTCTATCCGAGCGTTTGACCGATGAGCAGGTTACTAACCTTGCAGCTTACTTCGAGAAGCTACCGGCTGAAATTGCTATGAAGCTGTGGAGCGCAGTCGGCAAGGGTGCGTCTTCTGGCGATGATGCGGAGGTAACAAAGGATAATATTGTTCGCTTCCATTCCAAGGTTCAGAACTCATTGATGAAACTACTAGGCCAAGGTGCGGAGTAATAAAAAGAACGGAGTCAGGTGAGAAATCGCTTGACTCCTAAAAAAAATAAAAATAATATAGTCTAGTCGAATCGAGGAACGGAGAAACGGATGGATACAGAACGAATCGAGAATCTGCTAAAGTCTAATAAGCTATCTGATTGGGAACAAGATTTTTGTGCGTCCATCAATAGTCAATTGATTCGAGGACGTAAACTATCCGCAAAACAAGTAAATTTAGTCCATAAAATCGAAGGTAAGGTAGCGAAGCTAGTCGTAGGCTATGACCAATGGATAAAGCAATGGGATGATGAAAAGCGTAAGGTTTGGAATATTGCCATTGATTATTATGAAAAGAATCGGCCTTATTTCTCAAATGAGGTAGCGAAACGAAAAGATGCGAGGCGAGAAGAGAGAGAATACATCCCACCACAGCGGACGTTCAAGAAAGTTGTAGAGAATAAATACGTTCAGAAAGTTATCAACGAGCTAGATAAGAAACCTGCTTTTGAGCCCGGTTCGATGGTTACGCTACGCGCTAGCGTCCGTCCAGCGGATTTACCTGATAGTCGCATCCTCTACCGTGAAATAAAAGAGTTGAAGGCTACACCGTTGTTTGTGATGGCGGTCCTCGATTCAGTCGGTTCTTCAGCTAAAGGCGCACGAGAATATTCAATACTTCCGGCAGGTTGGACGCGAACTCTCAAGGTTCAAGAACGACACATCAAGAAAGCTAAATAATAATAAGGAGTTAGAAAGCTATGAATGACTACACAGATTACATGGTTCGAACTTATATCTCAGGTTCAGTTGACGATGCTCGCGAGCGTACAACCGACGCTAACGAGATTGCTCTACTGGATTACACAGAGCGTTATCTATTGGACCTATACGCCAGTGGTCAAATGGTCGCGAGCTTCGAACGTGATGACGATATTCCTACGCTTACAATGGCCCAGCCTACGCAAGAGCTTGGAATGTTTACGGATTCTGGCCTTGCTTACACAACCTTTTGATATTGTTGAGGAAAAAAAGATAAAAAAAAAGTAAAAAAAATACATTTTAGGGGTTGACGGTTGGCGATTCTCGCCTATATTTATATTGTAGTTGATTGATTATCTTTTATCACAATCGCCGGAGGCGCTAAAAAAATGACTGGACTTTATATCTTCGCTCTTTTCGTCACCCCTTACATCTTCGCTGCTAAATCTAACGCTTGCTAGTTTTTGTCACATACTTGTCACACAAATAGTGTTGACTGGGCATTGTATTCTATGGTATAATGCCCTCACCCAATAACGAAAACAAGGAAAATAAAAAACATGCAAGAGCACACACTAGCTATCAATTATGACCTCGGCGTAAACACTGTAACCGATTGCCTTCCCGCCGACACGTTCGATGTCTCCGCGCTTAAGAAAGAATCACCCGATGGTCCTGTGATGGATGTCGCTCCCGGTGATGCCGAGCTAGATGCACGCGCTCAGGAGCTAGAAGCTATCGAAGACTTCATTGCCAAGAATGGCGTGACTGTTCCCACCGCCGAAGACTTTAAGCCTAAGAAGGTATCCTGGCGAGGGCGAAAGCGAAACATAAAGAAAACCACTATGTCGTTGACAATGGGTATATATAAAGAGGATTCAAAAAATATAAGTGATTACCAGCCTGTAAGCACCCACCGGCGCGGTCGTCCACGCACTAAGTTCGCGAAGACCATGACTTTCGTTATGGTGTCAGAGATGCAAGCGTTATTCGCTCGTGCCGGTCGTGGACGTGCTAAAGCAGGACAATTCCGCAAGACCTTCGAGATTCATCACACACACGTTGATACCGTTTCGGTTGGTACTTGGACAGGTGATGAGCTTCTTAAGATGGCGAGCGCCTAATGTTTGAATGGTTTGCGCCGACTGCAAATTGGGAGGCCGTTGCTTACGCCGGTGCTTGGTTTGTGGTTTCGGTCGTTGTATGTTTGGCAATTGATTATTTCGGAGAGTGATAAAAATATGAAAGGTTTTAAAAATACATCGAAGGGTTTTCTTCAGTCTGGCGCTATGGCAGACCATCTAAATATTTCAACCGGTTGTTTGGCTACATGGCGCAAGGCCGGAAAAATTAGAATGTCCAGCTACGTAGAGCCTAGTAATAACTATTTTCTTTATAACGTCGTGTCTGTAGAGAATGACTTGATACTAGCTACAGAAGAAACACGACGTCAACGATACGAAAGCACACCCCGATGGGAAACCGTATCAGTGCAACGTGACCAATTTGGAAATATTCGCGAGGTATAAATAGACATGATGTTACAAGAAAACCCACAAATGCCTTTCGAGGTTCTATTTCAGTTTATTGGTGAAGCGTTCCCTTCAGGTCGTTCTAACACTTACACAGAAATATTCTGGGCAGAGTCCGCCGATGATGTCCGCGATATTGTTATGGCCGGCACCACTTCATCACACATTCATATCGTCGAGATAAAAGAGAAGAAAAGTTAATTTTACCCCTTGACAGTCCGCGATTTTGGACTATATTTACTTTGTTCGTTGGTTCTTTTCTTTTTTCTGGAGGCTAAACAAATGACACCCGAGATTGCAATCGTTGTTTCTGGTATGCTTTCTGGTCTATTCTGCGCTATATTTACTTTGTTCGTTGGTTCTTTTCTTCTGGAGGTTCAGCAAGTGACACCCGAGATTGCAATCGTTGTTTCTGGTTTATTTTCTGGTTTGCTGTGTGGAGCATACGGTTTTATCCAAGGTATCAAACACGGTCAACAAATTGCGGAGGACAAATAAATGGAAAGTCTAAAAGCCCTTATCTCTAACGTTCTTGATAACAACGAATCACTTTGTCTTGATAGCTCAGAGGATAAGAACACTCTATTAGATTCTATCATGGGAGCGTTAGACCTAGATGATAAAACTATCGTGTCTATGCTTATCGCTGAAGGTGCTGATGTCCAGCTAGATAATGATGGACAGTTCATAGTATTCACTAACGTCTATCAGGGGGAGTGATGAATGTTATCACTTTTATTATTTTTGCTTATGGTTTATATGTGGCGGTAGAATTAGTTAGGAGAGTATAGTTATTATGTGAGACAGAGCACACCTAAGCAAATGGCCCTATCAGTGATAGCGATTATAATTTGTTTTATTTTTGCACACTTAGTAGGGTCATGCTTTGGTATGTATTGAAGTGGGACATAATGGGATAAGAGTGTATGATAGTGGGATAGCGAAATGATAGGTTAGATATAGTACCCCTATATAGAGCATGTGTCAACAATTTAGACACCCCTTACACAAAAAGCCCATTTCTACAAGCGCAATAATTACGCGCACTTAGTTTAACTTGCCCTTAAGGGGAGATAAAAGAGCGGAGGCTAGCACATATGGTAAAGAAAGTCAAGCAAAAAGTAGACCCTTATTCAACTATTAAGCAGTTAGCAGGCGCTACACATACAGAGGTACAGTATTTCTTGCCGTATCTACCGGCGTGGCTAGCCGATGATAGTGACCCTATGCTAGCAGATATGAACTCAGTATGCGCTGCGCTTATACTTTACTCCGTAGAGGGTCAATTATTTGTACCAGGGGGAAAAAAATACACACATTAATTTCACATGTGTAGAAAATCTCCACAGTGTGTAAATAATCTACACCCTAAAAAGTCTAAGGTGAGAAAAAAATACACACAATTTGTGTAGAGAAAATGCACACGTAAAATATCTATACAGAGGTACCCCCTCCCCCTATCCCCGTAATACCCGGATAGTATGTCCCGCGAGCCGCGTACCGCGCTAAGGGCCGGCTAGGTACAAAAACAACACGCGGCCAATTTTTTGAGATTTTACTTTTACCCCTAACTACTTATTACAAGGAGATTACACTATGGAATCAAAATGTAAATGCTGTAAATGCTGCACATGTGAGTGCGAAAACTGCTGCGATTAATTTATCAAGGAACACTATAGGAGTATAACACATGAAACTAAACAAGTCAACACTAAAAAAACTTATTAAAGAAGAGCTAGATACCATGGTTGCAGAAGAAAGGCCGCCAACAAACGCGGAATTAACGATGAAGCGACTGCGAAGCCTTTTACCAGAATTTGCTGCAGTAGACGCAAAAGCCGATGCGCTTATGGGAAACCAAAAGAGAATGATGGGCACGTTAGACACCCTGCCACCAGAAGTGCACGCTGAGTATAAGAAACATTATGACGATTATGGTAGAGCCAATTTTGGCGATTCTCTTAGAGAATAACACTATAGGAGTATAGCACATGAAGATAAAAAAATCAACCCTAAAACAAATTATCAAAGAAGAAATTGAAAAAGTAAAATTTATTTTACAAGAGCAGGCAGCACAAAAACCACTGGAGGCAGATGAAATTGCACCAGCAGTCTATGCCGGTATGAAAGCAAACAAGAATAGATCACGCATCCAGGCAGGTGATTTTGTAAATTGGGGTAAGAAAAACGGTCTAGAGTTGGAATACGTCCATGCTACAGATACAACGCGGAAGGATCGCGATCCTAGCAAGCTAGCTTTCCGTGTGCTTAGAACTAGCGACAAAGCAAAAGCACTAGAAGCTAAAGCAACCGGAATTGCAGATCATGTACACGTTGTACAACCACCAGAAAAAGATAAGCCGTATTACATTCTTTATTCCGGTGAAGGCATTATAGATCGCACAAGCCAAGCAAATATGAAAACAACCGATTCAAATAGTGTTCCATTTGATTACTAGTTGGAGACAGATAACCCATGACAGATATTAACACAGCCCTACCACCCCTAAAACTATCAGAAATAGATCGCGTAAAAGATATGCAGCGCGCTCTAATCAAATTGGGCTACCCCCTGGACCGATGGGGGGCAGATGGACAAGTGGGTGCTGAAACACTAGCTGCACTGGGCGAATACTGTGAAGACAAGAAACTGGGCTGTGAAACGGACCTAGATAATGGGTACGTACGTAGCTGGCTTGTCGAAGACGTACTAAAAGCCGGCGAGAAACTAATAATCCCAGCTCACCCCTTAATCGAGGACGTACGTTACGACGAATATATTAAATGGAACCGTAAAAACAAAATTTCAAAGATCGACACAATATGCCTACACCAAATGGCATGTAAAGATAGCCATGAAAAGGGGTGGCACCGTTGGCGTAGATTGGCCATCCATTGGGTTGTTACATGCGGCAAGCACGCTAAAGCTTACCAGCTGCATGATCTAGACCTTCGGGTACCCCATGGACATGGCTGGAATAGCCGATCTGTGGGTTTTGAGTTCGAAGGCTACTTTAGCGGCGTAGGCGTAGAAGAAAAATACTTTTGGAAACCCAAATCCCGTCCTAACCGTAAGCCAATGGTTCCTACCCAGGAGCAACTTGAAGCTGGTCGTCAAGCGGTTAGACATACCGTAGAGCAAATAAGCGCTATGGGTGGAGAGATTAAATACATTGGCGCCCATAGGCAATCCTATGGCAGAAAACGCTCTGACCCCGGTGGTCTTATCTGGCAAGGCGTAGCCCTTCCCATGATAAAAGAGCTAGGGCTGAAAGAAGCGCCTACCCTTCATCATCATAAATTCCCTGGTAAGCCTATCCCCGAAGCTTGGAATCCTGACAATAAAGGCGTAAAATACTAAGTTAACCACTCAATGTAAACTTGGCTATTTTTAAAAAAATAATAGCGTGTAGTCCATCCTCCATCCTTCTGCTGGTGTGAGAATACTAACGGGTCTTCTCCGGCAAATCTTTGCGTATATATCATACCTTTTTTACCATAATACTCGGTGTATTTACCTCGATACACCGCTAGTATTGATTTAGATCCCGTTGTTATTATCGCTAGTGCTCCTGCGACCATTGTATATATACTAACAGGGCGCATAGAATAAGTCAAGTCCTAAATGACCATATGGAAAAAAAATTTTCCGAACAAATTTTAAGATTTGGCATGGCTGGTGCATAATATAGGGTAGGAGGTAAATTATGGGAACTTGTATTTTATTTATTTTATTGAACGGAAGCGCGTGGGCAACCCCTGGATGCTGGCAAGGTGGGTATATGATACAACCACAAGATGTGGTGTATACGCAACGGTTGCCCCAACTTTACACCACACAAGTATGGGCTCCACCACCAATGTGGGTCGATCACTGGCGCCCCTGGGCGCGTTCTTTTAGAAACTGGGATAGTTATCGATTTAATCGACAACAGCATCGTAGATGGATTCGTCACAAGCGTTGGTTGATGGGCCAAAGACAGCGACGTGTATACCCGCATCCTATACGAGATAGACGTTGGCAAGAGCGTAGAATGCGTAATAGAAGGTGGCAAAAACGCATGAGAAGGCAACAACGTCGTGAAAGGCGTAGAAATCGTCGATAAACCTTCCAAAAAATATTTCTTGCCGAACTTTTTACCACAAACTTAACTATTTATTACGAAAATGGTATAATAATGCTGTTAACGAGGAGCCCCTAAATGAAAATTACCAAATCCAGACTTAAACAACTAATCAAAGAAGAACTACAAAACATTGTGAGCGAGCAAGAAGAGTCTAGTCCGCGAAAACAACTAGATGACGCTTTGGCGGCTCTCAAAGGCATCGGCAACTTTCAGACAACATATGCAGTTGCGTTATACAATGCTCTAAAAGATAAAGACCGATTAGATGTTTTTGAAAAATTAAAAACCATCCCAGTGGGCAATCAAAAGGAAAGAAAGAAGGCAATAAAAGAAGTTTTCCCCGGTTTTAATGACGCCATCATAGTTCGTGGAACTAGTTCTGGTCATCCAGAGCCCGCTAAGATAAGACCTAGCAAAAAAAGAGTTCTTGTTACCAGCGCCGTCATTAACATTCCAGAAGATAAATTCTTGAGTCCTGAAGAAATGGAAGCTAAAAGCGAAGAAATCGACAGAGCACACGCAATGTTTAAACCAGCTTTTGATGCTTTCATGGACCAACCGCTATCAGCGGCAGACGCTAGATACGGTCGTCGTTTCCCTGGAGACAGAGGTTCGCTAGGATCTTAACTTAACCACTCTATTTTAAGATGACTCTTGTTATACTGACGAGACATTTCAACCCATTCGCCACTGGGCAACTGTTCTAGAAAAACAGGTGGTCCTTTGGCGCCTTCACCACCCCAATAGAAAAAACTTTTCTTGTAGACATCAAAATAGTATCCTAAGAAAATAACAAATCTAGGAGCTTCATCTTTATATTTTATAAGGGCAAGATCGCCCCTCTTTCTTTCCTTCCCTAATGCCCTACTCACAAAGTAAGTAGAGTTTTACTTTTGAAATACTTTTAACTATTTATTTAACAATCGACGGGAGCATGTAATGGTGTTTACAAAAAATCAAATTAAGCGAGCAATTTATGAAGAGTTAATACAAATAAAAGAAGAAGAGCAAGAGGGAATGGATGCCGAATTAAAAGCAGCTTTTGAAAAACTTATAGAAAAACTAGAGGATTTAGATCTTAGCATTGATTATCTAGCCGGTGTGATGGGCGGTGAAAGTCCATACATGGTAGATATTGGCCAAAAGCAAGCTGGTAGATATATAAGCCCCCAAGGACCTCCTACTTCCAATAAATCTGAATAAAAATTATTAAAATAGATAATAAAAAACAAATAAATGTTTTAGGATTGAACATCCCTTCGTTCATAAGTGTCCAAGTAAAAAAAGCAAATACAACATTAGATACGCCGAATCCAATAAGTTTAGAACTCCACAGTAAACCAGTCTCTGCTACAATTTCCTTAGTCGCTAAAATATAAAAATAAATTATCGGGAAAGAAAATAAAGCAGCACTTAATACTTCTTTTCCTTTCCACCAATCGCTCATAAACTGTAAATTAATGCTAAACCAAGCGAAAATATTAGCAATAAAATAAAATAACATTCCTTTGATCAAAGTTTTTGCCCTCCGGACTTCTAATTAATATGTAAAAATGATTTATTCTGTCTGGAGGCATAATAACACATGAAAATCACAAAAGCAAGATTAAAAGAGATTATTCAAGAAGAACTTCAGTCTGAAGTAATAGGGTTGGCTTTCGCTGCAAAAGCTAAAAAAGAAGCAGACAAAAAGAAAAAACAAGAAAAAGATAGTGACAAAGAAAAACTCCAAAAAGAGGGCAGCTATGGCGGCGATGGGCAAATGGCCGACAGTCAGCTTAATACGATAGTAGAACTCGCTACAAAATTAGATATGATAATCAGTGATGACACAAAAATTCCAAACTGGGTTAAGTCAAAAATCACTAAATCTCTTGACTATATAAGCACTTCATTAAATTACTTGATCGGTGAAATTGCTGACGCTCAAGAAGAAATGATGGAAGAAAAGGAAAAAGAGAAACTCACCAAGGCTCAAATAGAAAAAAGAGATGAAAACGCCGAAGAGATAATGAAAAACACAAAAAAGCAATATGGCAAGAAAAAAGGCAAAAATATTGCCTACGCTGTTGCCACAAAGCAAGTAAAAGAAGAAACCTGACCAGACTTAATGTAATTTCCGTGTGAAATAATGGACAATATTGTATATTTAGATGAATTTAAATTAAAAAAAGATCTTGCAGAAGTTCGTGAAACTTTGGAAAGAGCAAGATATCTTATAACTATAGGTGTCGAAGTTCCTGAGACCGTACTGGAAGACCTACAGCTTTGGGAGTTAGAGTTAGAAGATAAATTAAAACAGTTAATTTTAGATTAAAAATGTAATAAAATTAAGTTATAATGTAATAAAACCACAGGAGGTTATTTATGGCTACCAATAAACAACTAGAACAACAAGTCACTGCGCTTGAAAAACGCGTTTCAAAACTATCCGCTACAAATTCACAATTACGAGATGAGGTGATGATACTTAAAAACAACTACACTACTCTTGTCAAAGAAGTATCTCAGAGGTTTGAAGCAGTACAAAAACGATTTCAAAAGAAATAAAAGACAAAAATTAATTAATTTAGTGAAAAGGTTTTTCTTACTATGAACCAAAATATAAACATTGATTTAAAAACTGTAGAAAACATAAAATGTGATGAATGCTCTGGCTATACTTTTGAACCAGTCTTTGTTATTAAACATCTCAGTGCTTTAGTATCTCCGAACGGTAAAGAAACTGTAATGCCGTTTCAAGTGTTTAAATGCGCTAGTTGTGGCCACATTAATGAGAAATTCCTAGAAGGTCTTACTAATTAATGCATGAACTCAAACAATTGGAACACTTGGCGAAATTACCTTGAAGAATTAATAGATCCTAAATCAATTGACACTTCAACTTTACTTTCCAACAAATCTCTCCCTGAAGAACTTTGGTCTAAAAACGAGCAGCTTAAACCAGAAATAGTTGATGCTGCTTTAAAAATAGCCAGAGAATATTTCGAAAACCTTAAGCTTAATCCAAATATAAAAATAAAAGATATCACGCTTACTGGCTCTTTAGCGTCTTATAATTGGTCTGATATGTCAGATTTTGATTTACATATTCTTATTGATTTCAATAGTTTAGAAAATCTAGATCTCATGGAAGATTATTTAAGACAAAAATCAAGAATTTGGAACATGACGCATAAAATTCTTTTAAAGGGCTTTGAGGTTGAGATATATGTTCAAGACACAAATGAGCCGCATTATTCCGCTGGGGAATATTCACTCATGAATGACCGATGGAATAAAAGACCTTCGCGAAGTAAAATAAACGTTAATTATCAGATTGTCAAAGAAAAATCAGCAAAAATAATGGATGAAATAGATGATGCTTATGATGTAATGGCAGAAAAAGACTTTTTACAAGCAAAACAAATGTCAGATTCCATAATGGAACGATTAAAACGCTATAGAAAGGCTGGTCTTGAAACACGAGGTATATACTCTGTAGAGAACTTAGTTTTTAAAGTTCTCAGAAGAAATGATTATTTAGAAAAACTAAATAATATTAGAACAGATTCATATGATGCTTTTATGGGAGTTAATCAATAAAATAACTATTTAGTTTAAAAGGAGATTTAAATGTCTAGCCCAAATTATAAATACGGAACAGGTCTTAGCAATGTAGGATCTTATCAAGTTAGTGGAAAGCCTTTTCTCAAAGGAGGTATTCAAGTGACGGAAGCAGCGAGTGCTGTGGAAGTTGAATTTCCAACTGTCACAAGATGGATTTACATATCTGCTAGTGGCCCAGTAAAAGTCGGCATGTCTGCCATTGGTGTAGATGCTGCAGAAGGCGAAACTAATTATGTGACCGTCGACAGCCGCATGGGAAATTTACCTACATTGGAGTGGAAGTGCACAAAACTTTTCTTATCTGCTAGCGGTGATGGCCACACAGTTGATATTGCTGCTGGGCTTACAGGTATTCCTGTAGATAGAATTAATAACATTTCACCATCTGGATCTAACTGGTCTGGGTCTGTGGGGATAGGTTAGTGAGACACCTAAAAGAAAACAATCAAACTTATTTAAACCATCTTAAGTTTGCTTGGACTGCGGCGTTTTATATGCTGTTTTCATTTTGTTTTCTTTTAGTTCATGGTGCGGTGCCATTTATACCAACGCCGGAACTATTTAGTATAGAGGGTGTAGCTCGTAAAATGAAAAAATGGGATGCATATATAAAATTAAGGAAACTTAAATAATGGCAATAAAAATAAAAATAAAAGAAGGCTCAATGAATATTCCAGGTAATCGGCCGATATCAAGACAAACTGTTGATACGGAAGATCCAGATCGCACAAAGCTAGCTGAAGATGAAAGCTTAGACGAAAAACGCAAGAAAAAAAAGAAGAAAAAGAAAAAAGGTAAAAAAGACCGATGTTATCGTATTGCCAAAAGAAAGTATGACGTATTCCCCTCCGCATATGCATCTGGTGCTATTGTTAAGTGTCGTCAAGGTAAGATCTGGAAAGGCATTAAAGAGGTTCTAAAAGAAGAAGAATACGCTCCTCACATGATGTATAACCCCAAGACTGGTGATAAGGTCATGACCAAAAAGCATGGCGAACACCTTGATCTAGCAAAGAAAGGCTACACTCATGTTGACCCAGAAGAAATAGAAAAAGCCCTTAAAAAAGAGGGTGGAGCGGCTGGTCTAGACGCAATTGTTAAAATCACTGGTGGCGAAGAAAAAGAAGTTAAAATCTCACTTAAGAAAATGCCTAATGTTGGCAAGCATGAAAAAGGTGATTATATTCTTGACGACGATGAAGAAGTAAAAATCGTAAAAGAAGGCATCACTGTTCACATTTCAGAAATCCTCGACGAAAAAAAAAAGAAAAAAAAACGTAAAAAAAGAAAAAAAGCCGGCTCTGAATCAAGAAAAGAATCTTCGTTGAGAGACTGGTTTGGTCGTAAAGGTGCCAAAGGCAAGAAAGGCGGCTGGGTTGATTGTAATGCGCCTGACGGAAAGGGTGGATACAAAGCCTGCGGTCGTGCCGAAGGCGAGAAAAGAAAGAAATATCCTGCTTGTCGTCCCACTCCTGCTGCTTGTAAAGAGCGAGGTAAGGGAAAAAGCTGGGGCAAAAAGGCAAAAAAGGGGAAAAAAGGATGAAAATAACCAGACGTATATTACAAGAGATCGTTAAAGAAGAAGTATCAGGTGTTTTATTTGAAAAAAAACTATCTGATGGTAGCTTTGTAGGACTTTCAGGATATAAATTTCATACAAATCCCAATGATTGGAGAGTTGTAGATAGTGTCGAAGAAGCAGAAGAGCGAGCTAGTCTTATGAATATCCCAAGAGATGGTAAAGCACACGAAAATGAAGTTCTGTCACAAGAAATTGTCGCTGCGGATGATCGAGGATTTCTAAAAAAGTTTTATGATAAGATTTTCCGAAAGCCTGGTAGATCCCAAGACAAATATTATTTTAGACAGGACAAGAATTACTTCCAACTTGGCGCTGATGTTACACCAAACGAGATAGGAAAACACGCCACTAAAGTTTTTGCGGAGTTGATTTTAAGGTATATTCTTGGATCTCCAGACGGATCAGAAGGCCAAGGTTATTTGTATAACACATTTTTTTATGAGAAACCTGTAATGTCATTTGAAGAATTTCAAAAATATGTCGCTAAAAGTCTTTTTGGAATTCAATCAAAAGGCAGCAAGAGCCAGCAGTATTACCTTGATGCGGATGGACCTATTACAAAACCTTTCATTGATATTGTCCAGTGGGATGACGTAGCAAACCAAATGTCGGAAGGGGTATGGAACAATCTCCTTGCTCAAGCAGAAAAATTCGCCCAGCAAGGTCGCGACCAGCGTGACCGGGACCGGACAGTTTTAGAAGGGGAGCAATAATAGTGAAACTTTTCGAACTAAAACAGATTATTCGTGAAGAGATGGACAATCTACTGTCCGAGGGTCTAAAATTCCATTTAAAGAACAATATTCGTTTAAATGAGAACATTTTTAGACCAGGATCGGACAAATATTTCGAGTTATTTGCTGAAGTTCGCGAATTATCCAAAAATGGGCTCTATAAATTGGATGAAAACGAGAAATATTGGATAAATGAGACTGATATTGGTGAATTTGCGCTTTATGAGGGCCAAAAAGTGCCTCTTGACTTCCCATTACCCCTTGATGAGAAGAAAAAAAAGAAGAAAAACCCTCCACTTAACAAGCCAACCCGTAATACGGGCGGTGGAAAGAAGTATAAAGTATTTGTAAGAGACAAAAAGACCGGAAATATCAAAAAAGTGACCTTTGGAGACTCAAAAGGGGGTCTAAGTGGCAACTGGAACGATCCAAAGGCTCGTGCATCCTTCGCAAAACGCCATAGATGCGCCGAAAAGAACGATAAAACTAAGCCAGGATACTGGGCTTGTCGAGCACACAAGTATTTTGGTAAAAATGTCCCCGGTAGGTTCTGGTAGTGCGTGAATTTCCCTTCGAAGAGGTAAAACTAACAGAAAACAAGGTTATTCGCATATTTGACGCACATAATACGATGAATAGCGAGTTAGTTTGGCATAAAGACC